AGTTTGTTGCTGCTGTAAATCCTTTGATCTATGATCAAACTACTGGAGAAAGAAAAGATATTAATATATCTTACGATCTCCAAAAGATGTTGTATAACTGTGATGCAGTCGTACATGGAAAACAATACATCAGTGAAAAGGTTTTCAACAATATCACTATGGTTGTTTACATTCAACAAAATAAACCTCTTCACAGTGGTGATAAGATTACAGATAGATATGGTGGTAAAGGTGTTATTTCTAAAGTAATGCCTGACTCTATGATGCCACATTATTTAAGAAATGGTAAATGGGTACCAGTAGATGTATTATACTCTATGAATACTTGTATTAACCGCTTGAATGATGGTCAGTTATTTGAAACTTCTGTAACTTATATTGGATGGCAATTGTTAGAATATATCGGTGCTCAGATGGATGCGAATGCTATGAATTATGATCAAGCATTTGCATTGATCCACCGATATATAGAATTGCTAAATCCAGAACAAGCATATTTTTTAGCTGAACAATTCCAATTCAATTATGATAAGAATGATATGGATTTTGAAGATAATGAATATAAGAGAAATCTCTTTATTCAACAAATGCTTCATGAAGGAAAGATCTTATTATCTCTAAAACCTATTTCTACAGGAATGAGTATTGATCTTTTAACCCAAATCTATAATGCATTCCCATTCATTAATAAACATTGCAACGTATGTGCTCCTGTAAAAGATTCTAATGGCAAATACAGAATGGTTCTTACTAGAAGAAAACTTGTTATTGGATTTAAATATATTTCTAGATTAAAACAATTAGCAGAAGAGAAGTTCTCTGTAGTATCTTTAGCTTCTACTAATATTAGAAATGAAAACTCTAAGTCTAGAATGAGTAAAGTCCATAACGCTAAGTTTGCTTCTACTCCAGTAAGAATCTTTGGTGAAATGGAATCTTCTACTATTACAGCACATCTTGGTGTAGAGAAATTCTATCAAGAATTTATGCTTAACTCTTCAAGTCCTAAAGCAAGACGTTCTCATAAGAAACTTCTTACAGGAAATCCATTTGACTTTGATATTGAGTTAGATGAAGATGCAGAATCTCAATCTGCTCAAATACTACATGCTTATCTTAAAGAACTTGGTGGTAGATTTAGATTTATCAAATTATTTAAACACATTCGCCATCCTATGTTGAGGAATGTTGTTGATATATTACCAAGAAAACCTAAGTTTGTAGTTGATGTTCTTGATGAGGATACTAGAACTAAATATAAATCTGCTGAAGATTATAGAAAGAAAGTTCTTAATAAACAAAAACCTGAATCAAGAGAAACAAAAGAAGTCATCAGGATCATTCCTGGTCTCTATGAAGAAAATGTTCGTAATAGGGAATATGATAAAAAGCTTAGAAGACTTGGTTTAAAAGACTAAATAACAATATACAATAATAATGTAGTAGAGATTAAGTTCTCTACTACATTTTATTTTGAAAGAAAGGAGGAATGTATATGAATTCAGATTTAGTAAATATTTATAATCAAATACTTACTGGAAATCCTATTGTTCCAGATAATATAAGACAAATCATGATAGATAAATCTATGGAATGTATAAATAAACAAAAGATAGAGCAATCAGATTATGATGATATTATGCTTATCATTCAAATATCTAATGCTTTATATAATAATGGAGCTAATATTACATTACCATTAGATGATCCTATCTATGATGCATTGATAGTACTTTGTAAAGTACAAGGACTTCAATATCCTGTAGGAGCTCCTCCTATAGTATTTAATGTAGAACCTGTGGCTAAACAAAACTATGATCTATTAGAAACTGGAGATAAAGGTCCAAAAGAAGTAGTAAGAGTTATTCCTAATAAAGATAAGATGATGTATTTCCATCCTCTTACTAGAAATTATACACTTCCAATAGAAGAGGACTTTATAGTTTATCATGACAATACTTTGGTTAAAAAGAAGTCTAGAAATGTTTCTAGTAACTACAATATGTGTGGCACTCTTGATAAATGTAAATATACCCTTAAAGCTGATGCATTAACTGATGGGGTTTTGGATGATAGAACCGTTCAAATATTTGAAAGGGATTTCCTAGGAGCTCATATAGAACAAGGTATTATAAATCCAGGACATATCAAACTCATAGCATCTCTTAAATATGATGGTGTATCTGTAGAAGAAGAGGTTGCTGGTCATAAGATAACATTTGCATGCACTAGAGGAGATACTTCTAATAATGAAGCATCGGATCTAACTCCAATTTTAGGAGGAATGGAATTTCCTAGAGCTAAAGGTATTGTAGATGAATCTGAAGTATTCGGTATTAAATTTGAATATATCGTTACAGAGAATAATCTAAAACGTATTGCTCAAGACTTTGGAAAAACATATGCAAATCCTAGAAATGGCGTAATAGGTTTATTAGGTGGGCTAGATGCTAGAATGTATAGAGACTATCTAACTCCTATCCCATTAGAATCTTCTTTAAATATAGATAGATTGACCGAATTGGATTTCTTAAACAAATACTATACTAAGAATATCTCTATGCGTCATGAAGTAATAGAAGGGGATTATACTCAAGTATTATTCATGGTTAGTCAATTTGTAAAGAATGCAAATGAACTAAGAGACTATATGGGCTTCCAATATGATGGTGTAGTTATAGAATATGCAGATGAATACATTCGTCAAAGATTAGGAAAAAGAGGAGCAGTTCCTAGATATGCAATAGCTATCAAATTTAATCCATTAAGAAGGGTATCGACATTTACTCACTATACTTATTCCGTAGGCCAAGATGGTAGAGTAGTTCCAATGGCTCACTTTAGACCAGTGGAATTCTTTGGTGCCATTCATGATAAGACTACAGCTCATTCATTAAAGAGATTCTTAGATCTTGGATTAAGATGTGGGGATAAAGTAAATCTTACTTTAGTAAATGATGTAATTGTATATATTACAAAAGCTGATGATAGAGCAAACGATACAAATCCTAATCCATTAGAGGAATTTCCAACGAAGTGTCCTTGTTGTGGATCTGATCTTATAATTACAGATTCTGGCAATAGTGCTATTTGTCCTAACTTCTTCTGCCCTGAAAAGGTTATAGGAAGATTAACTAACCTATTTAAGAAACTCAATATAAAAGACTTCTCTAGTGAATCTATTAGAGCTTTAGGAGTAAAATGGTTAAGAGAATTATACCAACTTCCTAAAGAAGTAGTTATAGAAAAACTTGGAGAAGCTAATGGTATTAAATTCTTACAAAGATTAGAAGATATGAGAACAACCAAGTTCCCAGATTATAGAATCTTAGGATCTATTGGATTTACTTCTATAGCATCTGAAACTTGGAAGATCATATTGAAGAATGTAACTTTGGAAGAGCTATTACTAAATACTGATAAAGTTTTAAACAATATATCTGCTGCTAAGGGTATTGGTACTAAAACAGTAGAAACTATTAGGAATGAGATAGAATTATTCCGACCAGATATAGAATTCATCTTCAATAACTTTAATATCGAACGTACTGTTGTTGGTGAAGAAGATAACAAAGCACAAGTAAGATTCTCTGGATTAAGAGATCATGGTTTGGCTAATAGATTTAATGAAGCTGGTTTTGATGCTAGAGAAGATGCTGGTGTCACTGGAGCTACTGCTATATTAGTAGTGCCATATATCGGATTTGAATCTGGTAATGTAACTAAAGCATTTAAAGCTAAAGAAAAGAACTATAAGAAATCTTCTGGTCTTACCATTGAAGGTGGTATTAATTATACAAATCTTCAAAGCTTTAAAAATTACTATCCATTTATTATGACACCTGATGAAGCAGATCAGTTTCTTAAGGTTAATTATGGAAAGTAATTAAAATTGATATAGTGTATGACTAATTCGTAACCTTTAAATTGGTTATACACTATAATTTTGATATCATCCCGACGGGGTTGATTATATAAAAGATCTTTTATTATAATTTTTAGGAGGACTCTTAAATGAAGAACTATCTTGAATCCAGCATCCCAATGCAAATTATGAAAACTTTCACTTCCCGTGATTATGGTTGGAATGACTTTGTATCTGAAGCATGCATCAAAACATTGTTTGAAGGTGCAGCTATCTTCTTAGGTAAAAACAAATCTAAAGATACTCCAGTAGCTTTGGTATTCAAAGATGCTAATGACAAATTCCATTTCGCAGCATATGTTCAATTCCATAAACAAGAAGAAGAAGGTGCTGATGAAGGTTCTTGGACTTTGAATTATACTTTCAATGAAGAAGATATTGATGCTAAATGGAAAGTATACACATTCCCAGAATCTCAAGCAGCTTATGCAGTAATTGCTGATCATGGTCATGATGAATATGGTTTGGTATTCAAATTCATGCCTAAAGATGACAATGGCAATATCTGCGAAGGTTCTGCTCAAGAATTGTTCTGCACAATCTTAGATGTAATCTTTGATTATATGCGTTCCAATGTATCTATCGATCCTGTATTGGAATTCACTAACTTATTCACTATGACTGGTGAAATTGCTGGTAACAATGTATATATTGGTATTGAACCATCTGAACACTTGAAACAACATGTAAAAGATGACTCTGGTGTTACTTCTAACCAAGAATTACCCGAACGTGCTTAATTCAAATAAATAATATTTGAGAAGAAGAAAAGAAGGAGATTTATTATGAAAGTAACTCATACAGTTCTTCATTTAGAAACAGAACAAGAAAAACAAATGTTAATCAAAGCTGTTGCTAGAGAAATAGTTGACAAAGCAGCTGTGGCATCTGTTAATGATGGTTATGAAGCTGAGTCGAATTTAATTCCTCAATTCATACAACCTACTCCTGTTGTAATTTCTGAAGCTGAATTAGAAGATATTGAGCATATTGAGCCAGAAGTTTATACTTGCGATCATTACGATGATGATCAAGAAGAGGAGACTCAAGGACCTATTAGAACTCTTACTTCTTACCTATTCAAACACAAAGACAGTGATAGAGTAACTCCTGTATATGTATCTAGAGTTGAAGAACCTGTCGACGAAGATGTTAGAGAAGCCAAAAGAGAAGCAGCTTTAAAACTATTCAAGTTGCTTGCTCAAACTCCAGGTAGAGAAGAGGATAGAAGAATTTCTAGTAAAGATATGATACCTCTAATTGTAGCTAATAGAATGGCTCAGCCAAGTCTACCAGAAGAAGAAGATACTATTCATACCTTTACTTCTAATAAAGGTCATAGAATCGATATCCCAGAATCTTTAGTTCAATATATTAAGAACGAACATTAATAAATCTACAGAAGATGGTTGAGAGGAATTATCCTCTCAACCTATATCTGTCTATTAAGTTTTTAATATAATTTTTTCAGATGGGATGTTAGTACTATGAAAAAAATGAAGATAGGTAAAAGAATCTTAGACGTAATGGATCAGGATGATTTTATTAGACGATCTATTTTAAACCCACAAATCTCTAAAGATCTTGCAGAAGATACAGCAGTTGTATCTGGGAATACAGTATATCCTGTAAATACCAAATTTACTAGAGATATGGTTAATGTTTATGATGCCGGTCCTGTTTTAGTATATTCTAATCCAGAAGATGTTAATCATGAAGAATATGATGCTAAGAATATCATCGATTTTGAGAATGTAGAGAATCTTAGAGATGCTATAGAAAAGCAAGCTAAATTAGAACAACAAGAACGTACTATTTTGATCTCTGCAAACAATATCTATACTCCTATTGTTAAAGAAGAAGATACTCCAGAAATGGCTTTGTTTAAACAAGCTATTGCTAAGAAGTCTATAGATATTGAAAACTATAAACCTAGATTTGGTTCTGATTATTCTAATGACCTTCGTGGTTTAGCTGGTCATAGTATTACTTTCTTCAAGTTAAAAAGATTCTGCGATATCTTTGATATTAGAGCTTCTGTTACATTTGAAGATAAGAAGAATGCTCCTAATCCTATTGGAGAAAAACTCACAACCTGTATAAATGATACCATTGATTAGCAGGAGGAGAAGATGAATCAAAGAGAATTTATCTATAATTATGCAAATAAATATAGAGAGAAATTCAATACAGAATTGTTTGGTAGATCAGATGATCTAATCATCTACTACTTACAAAATATAATCAAGTCTACTGAACGTGAAATGGGTGTTAATGGGTATTTCACTATTAAGGTTCATAACTTCACTGTTGTAGATGATTATAAGCAAATTATTGATATCTTACAACAATACCAAGCAAATGCTATTAGCAAATCTTCTAAGATGAAAGCTTCTACAGACAATCGTTATGATTTCATAGATTTAAAAGAGTCTGACTTAATACTATTAATCGTAACTTATTATATTGAAGCAGCTGATGGTAGAGAAATGTTTGATATTATCATTGCAGTTCCTAAAGTAATAGAAAAGTTCTACTTTAAGATCAATGGTAATGTAAGATCAGCAATGTATCAAATCGTTGATGCATTTACTTATAACAATAGAACATCCAACCATAAATATGATATGGTTACAGTTAAATCAGCATTCCAACCAATTCGTGTATACAGACACATGAATGAATTGAGTGATGTAAGAGAGAACAAAGTATATGCTGTAACTTATGATGCAGATATCTTTAAGAAATCTGTTCCTATGGTAAAATATATCTTTGCTGAGATGGGATTGATTAGAGGACTACAATTCTTAGGATTAGATCAATTTGTTAGAATTACAGACACAGATCCAGACGATCCTAACTGGTATACATTCTTGCCTAAGAAGACTAGTCAAATCTTTGTAAGCTGTCCTAAATCTATTTTTCATAACAATCCAGCTTTACAACATGTAATGGTTGAGTTATGCAATGAATTCCCAAGAAAGTTTGCAACTATTCCATTTATCTTTTCTAGAGAATTCTGGTTAGATTCTTTAGGAAGAAAGTTTAATTTGAGCACACCTAGAAACAAAGGCATCTCAGTATTGACTTCACTTAAATTAATCTATGATAGAACTACTGTAGAAAAGATCAGACTTCCAGAAGAAGATAAGAATACTATCTTTGCTATTTTAAGATGGGTAATGTATGAATACAATTCCCTATTAGCCAAAGATAATCTAGATATTTCTATTAAGAGATTAAGATGTGAAGAATATATTGCATCTTTATATGCTCCAAGATTATCTAAAGCAATCTATGCTTTATCCGATATGGGTGAAAAAGTAGATATCAAATCTGTTAAGAAACGTCTTAATACAGATCCTATGTTCTTGATTAATGAGATTACAAATTGTAACCTTGTTAACTTTAGAGATATTACAACAGATAATGACTCATACCTTGCTTTAAAATATACCTATAAAGGACCACAAGGTATTGGTGAATCTGGCAATAATGCAATTCCAGATGTATATAGATATTGTCATACTTCAAATATAGGAATAGTAGATATGTCCGCCTCTTCTCCTACAGATCCTGGTGCTACTTCAATGATTGTGCCATTGATTCATATGCAGCCTAATGGTTATTTCAGAGAAGATCCTAAATCCAAAGAACCTAATACTTGGAGAAAAGGATTAGAGAAACAATATAAAGAATTCAAAAAGGAAAATCCTCTAAAAGAAGTTGTTGAATTCAATAAGAAAATTTTCCAAGAACCAGATTATTCAGTTCCAGAATTACAACTTAAGGATTTCCATAAATAATATATTTCGAGGATAGCGCTAGTCGTTATCCTCGATATTTTTTTACTAATAAAAATGACACTATGAGTAAGCACTAAAAATAAGGAGGATAAGAAAATGCTTTTTATAAAATCCGATATTCCTTCAATCAGTCCAGTTTCCGCCAGACCAATTCCAGCTCCAAATAGATTTCCTGTTATGGAAGAAGAAAATACTGTGTTAGATAAAATAACTATTTTCTTAGGCGGAACATGTAATGGGTCTAATTGGAGAGATAAACTTATCCCTATGCTAAGCAATAAATTCGAACCATTCAATCCAGTTGTAGATGATTGGAATGAAGAAGCTCAACAAAAAGAGATATATCATAGAAACAATGATGATTTTGTTTTATATTGTATAACTCCTATGATGACTGGTTTTTATTCTATTGCTGAAATGATTGATGATATGAATAAACGTCCTCCTAAGACAATCGTATGCTTCTTATATGAGGATGGAAATGGAAGACATGAATTTACTATTCCACAATTAAAATCAGTTGAAGCTGTTTTAAAAATGCTTAAAGATAATCACGTTCCTGCATTTACTTCTTTAGAAGATTTGGCAAATTATTTAAATATTATTGTAACTGAAGGGAGGACTAATTATAATGGCTGATGAAAGTTATTACATGAGATATTGGGTTTATTCTAGAGCTCAATTAGAACAACAGATGAAAATTCATAATGTAAGAAATGTATCTGATCTTAGATTGAAAAAGATCGTAGTAAATGGAGTTGCTAAACCATTTACTTGTGAATTGAAATCTATGAAAGATTCTAAGTTCTCTGATTCAATTTTAGTTGCTAAAGGTGACAAACGTATAATGCAGATTATACAATAAATAGAATTGGAGAAATGATAATATGAAAGAAGTAGTAACAACTAATGAGTTTGGAATATGCCCTAGATGTGGTAGAAATTTAGTAATGCTTCAATCAGAATACCGCTTATATGGGCTAACTGAGATAGGTACTTATCCAAATAAGCTTCTTAAATCACAAGAGGATATACAGTATGCTTGTCCTTGTGGATATCGCTCTGTAAGGAAAAGAACTATGGATGGGATATATCCATCTAATTATTATAAGATTACAGAAGAAGAAGAGAGAATGGCTAAGGGTAAAGATGACATTAAGATACTCGGATATATTGACGAGGATTAGTGTTATTTTTATGAAAGGAATATTATGGTAAAATTTTTAATTTTTCTTCCATTACAAATCCTTAGCATGATCTTGTGTTATCTTACAAATTGGATTGTAGTCTTATTTGCAGATGAAGATGGTGAACTAAAAGGTTTATGGCACCTATGGCAAACTTGGGATGATAGCGTTGATAATAAATACTTCGTCCTAAACCAAATTCCTAAAATCTTTAGATATGACTTTGATAAGTATAATAAAGAATATAAGGGTGGAGAAGATAAGTATGGTAGAAGAAGATATTATGTGAAGAATCTTAAACCATTGCCACTTAAAGATCGTATCAAAAGATATTTCTGCCGTGTAGGTTGGTTAAATAGAAATTGTGGATATGGATTTGCATTCTATTTATTAGGCACATGGGTAGACAATAGAAAGATGATTTACAATGACTCTACTAAATATAAAGAATATAGTGGTCATGAAAAGGGATGGAGATGGCTATTTGATAAACCATTTGTATGGAAATCAGACAGACCTATTACCAAACATCTTCAGTTAAATTGTTTCATTGGATGGAAAGCATCCAGAGAAATCAAAGGAAGACATAGAGCAATGATTGCAAATCGAATTGCTGTAAGAATCAGAAAGAACAAATAGCCGTACAGTTATATACTATAATAGTGAGTAGATCATAGCGATCTACTCACATTCTTTTGTTTAAATTAAAGGAGATTTATTATGAAAAAAATAATTGATGGAACGACTTTAATAGAGTCAGTGAATGCCATGCAGACACATGCAATAGGCTGTATGATTTCTGCGATTATACGTTCTGTAACTGATAAGGAATATGTAAATCCAGAATTAAAAAATGTAATTTCTGAAATGGGAGAATTTGCAGACGATCTTTTTAAATACATTGTAAAATTAAATAATAGATTTAATGAATCATTTTCAGATCCTGAAAAAGGAACTGTTATTATGAAAGAATCTATTTCTCAATTTGTATTTTTAGAAGATAAAGGATTTAGATTGGGGAGAAGTGAGAATGGTGATAGATTCTTATTAATTCCATTATGGTTATTATACTTCTTACCAGATCATTATAATCTACTAAAATTTAGTGTAACTTTTACTTATAATACTTATAGTATGATTATTGATAAAAATAAACATGGAATAATTATTGATTCTTATGAAGATATTGAAAGAAAAGATATAGATATCGAATCATTCTATGTAGCACTCCCAAATTATGGTATATTTCTAGGTAAAGCTCAAAAGGAGATATAATTATGCATCAATCTATTAAATCAACAGATCCATTTTCTTTTGCAAATATATTTGTAACAGAATTGAATCGTATCAATTCTATAAACAATATTCAAAAACATTCTGCTATTAGAGAATCTATTCTTACTATCATAGAATCAAAATTTGGTAATAAGATTATTAATAGAGAAGAATGTCTTATGAGACAAGATAAATTAGATTATAATGAGTTTAATTTCAAGAACTCTAAAGATGAATTCAATCAGCTTAATGTAGAAGCTACAAGATACTACTTCGTATCTGGAATAGAGTTTGAAAGAGAGCATTTAGTATACAATCCATTTATATCTTTCTCAGATTATTCTCCAGCAGATAATACAGTTATCGTATTAGAAGATGAATTCAATAGACTTATCAAGCATCTAGCTATAGCTTTTGATAAAGATGGAAAACCTTTAAGAGTTAAATTTAAAGAACTCCCTTATATCAAACAACTTAGTGAGTTCTGGAGAAATACGACTCCTATGTTTGGAGTAATAGAGGACTTCTATAGAGATAATAAGAATCAAATCTTTATGGATCATCTCATCAAATGTACTGCATTATTTAAATATATAGAATATCTTTATGGAGTTATTGATTTAGATAATATTCTTTTACCACTATTATTTACTATGGAATGTACTTATGTACCATTTATGACTGAGTATGTATCATATGAAGATTGCGAAGATAAAGAATGGGCATCTAAGCTTAAATCAGATGAGGAGATTCCAGTAGATAAAGAATGCGAATATTATTTCTATAGAAATAATATGGAAAAGGAGATTCCAGCTTTGAAGAAGAACGAAGCCCAACATATTAAAAACATGGCAAAGAGTATTAAAGATATCATGAACTTTACTTCTGATACCAATATTAATAATTGGAATAACAACGTTCCTAATATTGTTAAAATTGCAGCTATCGTTAAGAACTTCGAAAACGAATGGCTCAAAGAAGACAAAGAGGTAGAGGCTTAATGCCTCTATCTTTTTTATTCATTAGGAAGTCTAAGACTTCTAATTAACCATGTTTGAAAGGAAAATATTTATGAGTTTTTATGATATTACATCTAATGTGTTAATATATAATGCTGTATTTTCTATGATAGCATCTATATTCATAATATTACTATATAAATTTAAAGGTGCCAGAATAAAGAATAGTTTATATAAGATGGTAGCTCTGGCATTTATATTATTTATGATATTAACCTTCTTCTATCTATTTATGATGGGATTCTTATATATTATCTCTAATCTATTTTTATTCTAAAAGAGAAGGTGATGATATTGTCTGTTGCTGGTCAGAATGCAGACACGTTTTTACTAACACCGAATGTCCTTAATTCTTCTAGTCCTAGTGGAAATCCCATATATACATCCGATGTTATAGGTTGGACATGTCTTTTGCTAATATGCTATGCTTTAATAAAAATTAGTTTATATCTATACAGGTTTGTATATTATTCCGAAGAAAGTGATAAATTCTTGAAAGGTATAATAATAAGTATTTTTATTACTACCTTTGCAGCTATAGTCTTTTTATTAAAACTAACAATTGGGTTTCTAGAATAGGAGTGTATATATGAGATTATTACGTCTTAGGTTGGAAAACTATATAGGTATATATAATGGTATGGGATTGAATCATATAGAAATAGATTTTTCTAAATGTATTCATAAAGTACTAATAATAAAAGGAGACAATGGTACTGGTAAATCTACTATATTTAAAGCTTTAACACCATTGGCTGATTCTTCTATAAACTTTATACCTGATAAAACAGCTATCAAAGAAATAGCTTATGAAACAGATTTTCAAACGATATTAAATATAAAATACGAGTCTGTTGTAAAAGATGGTATTCGCCGTCCAACTAAATGCTATCTTAATAGGCTAAATCCTGATGGGAGTATTGAGAATTTAAATCCGTCTAATAATATAACTACTGCTAAAGAAGTTATATATGATATATTAGGGATAGATGATAATTTTATTACATTATCTCAACTATCAGCAAATAAAAAGGGATTAGGCGGTTTAAAGCCATCTGAGAGAAAGAGATATGTAAATTCTATTATATCATCTCTAGCTGTATTTAATAATATTCATAAGATGATTAGTACCAAATCTACAGTACTTAAATCTATTATAGATTCTTATGTAACTAAACTAAATCAAATTGGGAATGTTGCTATAGTAGAAGATGTTATTAAAAAAGATACATTAGCTCTTAAAGAATTAGATAATAAGAAAAATGGTCTTATTAGTGAGATAGCAACTATAAAGGCAGAGTTGGCTAGATTAGATACTAGTGGAAACTTCCTTAATGATTATAAAGATCTTTCTATGAGGAAGATAATCTTAGAGAAAGAAATAAGAGAGCTTCCAGATATAGAAGAATATTCTGAAGAGAAACTAATTCAATATGAGAAAGATATGGCTAGATATGAGGCTAATGAAGAAATGCTTTCTTCAAGAGCTAAAGAAATTCTAGATAATGAATTAGAACTTTCTAACAATGTTACTGAGCTACAGATTAAGCTAGATTCTTTGTACGATAAAGATCATATGGATGATCTTAATTCTAAGATAGAATCTACTAAGAAAGAACTAGAATCTTATAAACCATTCTTTTCTTTATTTGAAACTTATAAGAATATTTCTGAGCAAGATTACGAAACAGTAAAACTTGTAATAGAAAAATTCAATTCTACCGTAGAAACTATTTTCCAAACTTATTCTGAAACGGTAAGAAAAGAATCTATGAATTCTTTAAGAACTGGTAAGAATGAAGTTATTTTAGATCATACTGAAATACTATCTGGATTAGAAAAGCAATTAGAGGATCTTAGAACAGAAAAACGTGATGTAGAATTCTTAAACAATAGATCCAAGGATTATAATAAAATACCTGATGATTGTAATCATAAATCTGATTGTTCTTTTATCAAAGATATAGTAGAAGCCAAAAATCTTCTTAAAAGTAGACAATCTTTATATTCTTTATCTACCAAGATAAATTCTACATTAGATGCTATTGAATCTGCAAAGAATTTAGCAGAAGAGAATATGATGAAGACTCAGTGTCTTTATGAAATGAAATCTATATTAGAATATATTCAGTCAATGTCTAAGATTATCAGGAAATTCCCTGGAACTGAATCTTTAGATTCTATCAATACCTTATATCATAATATAGAGTATGGGATAAGATTGAATTTCGAATCTGTAGATAAATATCAAGAATTTAAAAATATCTCTACGATTGTATCGGCATTGGAAGATGATCTTCATTCTTATGAAAGTGCTAAAGAAAAATTAATTTCTGCAAATGCTGAAATAAGAATTTTGCAAGAAAAAATAGATACTGATTTAAAGAATTTATCTACTATCCGTGATTCTAAAGTAAGCGTACTCGCTGAAATTGAGAAGATTAGAAGTTCTAAATTAGAGATTAAATCTGTTCTAGACAGTATCCGATATGCAAAGATAAATAAAGAGAAATTTGAAGAGGTTTCTGAAGAATTGCAGTCTATAACTTCTAAGATAGATTCCATGGAAAAAGATACAGTTGCTATCAAAGAATTAACCGATAGGCTAAATAGAAGAGGTGCTGAACTATCTGCTTTGCAAAATACAGATCTTCCAGCATTAACCAAAGCTATTGAAGAGAATAAGTATCGTATTGTATTATTTGAGCAATATACAAGAGACTCCCAAGAATATGGAGCTAAGTATAATGAGATTCAAATGATTAAGAAATATACTTCTATTCATGGTATTCAAACAGTATACATGTCTGTATTCATGAATAGTATACTTAATATGACTAATGCTTTACTAACTCTATTATTTAGAGGAAGATTCACTCTACAACCATTCATTATCAATGAAAATGAATTTAATATTCCATGTGCTGATAGTGAAGGTAGAGTAAGGGAAGATATCTCTTTAATGAGTGATAGCCAATTGTCTATGATCTCTATGCTTATATCTTTCGTATTATTAAGAAACTCTTCTAATAAATACAATATCATCAAACTAGATGAAGTTGATGATAATTTAGATAATATGAATCGTATTCAGTTCTCTATTCTTATAGAGCAGATCATGATCGATTTAGGATTTGATCAATGTCTTATTATCTCTCATAATAATGAACTAGACCTATCCAATACTGATATAGTAATTTTAAAAATGGAATCTCAAGAGATGATTGATTCCTTATATAATTCTGGCGGGAATATTGTGTTCTCCTATAATGAGTATAAAAGATAGAGACTTCTCAAACTCTATCTCTATCTTTTATATATTCGGGGTATTAAAATGATTACAAATAAAAACTCTCAACCTGAAGAGATTGATGAATTAGAGATCATCGAATCTATAGAAAAAATAAATCAAGTAGAATTTAAAATGAATTCTTTCGAAAGAAAATTAGATGAATTTGAAAAAGTAATAAATGGGTTCAGCTCTTCTACCAATAATGCTGTTAATATTTTTAAACAGTCTGACTCTCTCACTAATAATGAATTACTTAAGATTAAAAATATTACTGATGAATTGGAAGAAAATATGCAAAAATTAGATTCTGATTATTCTAATTTAAAATATTTTGCTATATTCTCTGGCATCATAGGTACTATGTTTATGATAATATCGGTTGTTCTAATATTCTATATAATAAATAATAGCTGATATAGAGGTACGAAAGAATGGGATTATTTACTAATGAAGATATTGATGATTTGGAGAAAGAAGAAGTCATAATTGATCAGCCAAAAATAAAAAATGCAGAAAGTATTGAAACTTTCTTTAAAGAAATAAATACTGGGTTTGGAGGATATAAAGCAAGATATATAGACGTTTTATATTTTGTAGATCCTCCTACATATAGAAGGATTGCTAGAAATTTCAATGGTGATTATAATATGACCGAAGAGTCAAGTCCAATGACTGTTGACGATTATTCTAAAGCTAGTCATATACCAGATAACCTTATATTTGATAATGCTTTTAGGGTTATTAATGGTCATATAAAACAAGAAGATGTTCCATGTTTTATTCCTAGAATATATTGTGTTCCATATGATAAAGATTATTTCAGTAAAGAAGATCCTATTGGAATTCTATATGAACCAACTAGATTTACAGAAGTAATAAGAATAGATCCTCTTAGTAATCACGATGTAGATAATGTATATAAAATAGAAACTAAGAAAGTTAGAAATTCTGAATATGTGGAATATATAAGGTATATTAGAGATTCTGTAGCAGATACTGGTCTTGCAGGATTTGATACTGTTAAAATAAATAATAATAAAAAACTTGTTGATAGTTATGATAATGATAACTTTGTTATTATAGCAGATACTTGCAAAACTAGTTTAGTATCTAGTAATACTAAAGATACTATTTATTCTATAATGGATAAAATACGGAATAGTACTTCTAATAATATCTTAGCATCAGAATTACTAGCTAGGATATTTTTAAAAAATACATATATTTTATCTAGAGGCGAACTATATTCTCCTCCAGAATGTTATCCTAAAGAAGAAATATCCATTTATGATATACAATATAGCATAGGATTAGATCATGGTGAAAGAACTTTATATCTTATAGAGGTTGGTTCTAAAATAAAAGAATATAATTCTAATTCATATATAGACGAATCCAATAATAATCCGCATAATATTAGATGCGTGGATATGATTAACAGTGTAAAAGAAACATTAATTATTTCTATACTTGTTATTACTACAATAGCAATACTAATCTATTCATTCTTAACTAAATAAATTATAAAATGATAGAGGAATACCGTAATGGTATTCCTCTTATTTTTTTTACTTATTTAGTATAATCAGAAGGTTTAATTTTTATCGAAATCTGGGATGCTTACGCATTGCCAAGGCCTAGCTCTTTCTTTCTTAGCTCTATCGCTTTATCATTATCAGCTATTGCTTTTTTATAACTATCTATATCATTTTTGTACATTTTTACCCTTTTTCTGCCTAGTCGTATATTAAGTGCCCTGGTTTCCCTATCAAATTCTTTAAGTTCTTTAGGGTTTCCATTATAATTATCAAATTTATCAGTTACATATCTTGTAAATTTAAGCAATTTATCAGTAATAAATTTAATAATCTTAGTTAAAATGGATAATATTCTCTTTATAATACCTTTAGATTGATTTGATTTAGTAAGTTTGTATTTGATTTCGAATTTACGAAGTTTTGTTTTAAATCCAACTAATTTTCTTTCTAACCAAGATCTTGGTTTAGAGTTTATTGTATTCTTCAATTCGACTTCATATTTCTTTATAGCTTTTTCTGCATCTAACAAACTTCTTTCGTATGAATCTTTTAATTTGTACTGACTATCTAACAACGCATCATCAGTATTTTCAAGAATGTAATCAATAGATTCGAGCAAATAATCGGTATCGTCTGTTAATTTATAAAGTGCCATAAATAATTATCCTTTAAAATTATTTTGTATAATCAGAAGGTTTGATTTTATTAAAACCAGGAATAGTTACGCAGCTATAAGATCTAGATTTTTCGTTCTTAGCTGTAGCAACTTTTGCTTCTTTGATTCTATTGCTATCAAATACGAAGAATACAATAGCATATTTATCACCGAAACGAACGATATGATATGCAGTCGCAGTGCCAGGGTTGATTTCGTTAGCTTTGCGTTTCATATTCATAGCATTTCTATCTTCAACGTTTTCTTCTTCCATATCAAATTTAGTAGAACCATGAATCCCGCCAGTTTTACCTTTAACATGGTATTTTTCTTTGCTGCTAAATAATGCAACATCTCCAATTTCTTTAATTAGAGGTTTAAGTTGGGATTCAACTTTAGAATCGATTTTGTAGTAATGTTTGAAATATGCTTGGTCTAATTTATCTCTAATACCAAACAAAGAAGCAAAGCCGTTAATAAGGGCACCTAATGGATTAAGAGGAGCTTGTATTACCCAACCCCATCTTTTTGCGTTTAGTACATGATGACCAAAAATTGCAGAAGATGCAATATTATATGCACCTGTTTCAATACTTTCATTTACTTTTTCTTCATTAAGTTTAAATAATGGCATTTTTATTTACCTACCTTTTCAATTAATTACCAAAAACCAATTTACCTTTATTATTCATAGCTTTTTGGAAAGTATTATGGAATTTTTTCTTATCCAAGCTATTATCTTGTTTTCTAAAATTATCAATACTCATATTGTAACTATTAGATTTACCTTTAGTAGTATTAGCTAAACGGTCTTTAGTTTTAGCAATAGCTTTATCTAAATTTCTTCGTTCATTTTTTGTAGATTTGATATCAGAAGTAATAGAGTTAACCTTTGCATTATGTGCATCGATTTTGTCTTGTCTTCCAAATACCTTATCACCAACGTATTTTGTAAAGTTTAATAATTTTTCATTAATCCATTTAACAATACGAGTTAATACAGATAAGATCTTTTTGATAATAGTTTTAGATTTATTATCTTGAGTAAGTTTATATTTTTCTTCAAAACGTTCAATAGCACCCTTAAAGGATTCTAATTTACGTTCTAACCAAGATTTAGGTTTTTCTTCCATAACCTTTTTAAGCTCAGCCTCTTGAGATTCAATCTTTTTAGAATATTCTTCAAATTGCTGTTGTTGAGAGTCTAGTTCTCTTGTTAATACTTTTTCACCTTTTCTAGAAACTTCTGTTAAAACAAACGCTTCAAAGGATTCTAATAAAGTTTCACAAGATTCAATAGAATATGATTCTTGTAATCTATATAGTGCCATTTATATTTCCCTTCCATTAATTATTTAACAATTCATCTAGATCGCGACTTGTTTTTTCTTGTCTTTTGCGAATCTGTTCATCCCACTCTTTTTGTTCCTTACCCCGATATTTATTTAAAATATCTCTAGAATCTTGTTTTTCTCTTTTTAGCTGATCTTCAAATTCTTTATTCCGCTTATTTATTCTTTCAGCCATTTTATTGGTATGATCTGTAACAGCAGCTAATCTAGTTCTAAAATCGACATGTGACTTTCTGCTTTTATTAGATGCATATGCATGCTCTATATTCCTTTTAGCACGTCTTTTTTCGAACATTAGACCACGTCTAGCGTCTCTTTTTTCATTATCATATCTACGGCTATCTCTACCCATAGGAGTGTGTCTTGCTAATTTTATTAATTTATCTGTAATAAATTTAATAATATTAGTAATTACATAGATAATTTTTTGAAGTATAGTTTTGCTTTTATTACCTTTAGTAGCTTTATGCTTAGCTCTAAATTTAATAAGCATCTTTTTAAATCCAATAAGTTTAGATTCGAACCAAGATGTTGGTCTATTACTAAATTTAGTTTTAAAATCACGTTTGGCAGTTTCCAATCGATCCTCGATCTCACCTAATTCATCGGCAGTCTCTTGATCAATTTTAGCCTTTTCTTCTCTAGACATTCTTTCATATTTTGCTTTATCAATATCATCATCAGAATGCCTATTTCCTGTATATCCTTCTTCATCATCATCAAGAACTTCTACACCATCAATAGTGTATCCTTCTGACAATAACCAATTAAGATTCTGATCGGCTGATGTATTTTCAAGTACAAATAATGCCATTATTAAATACAACCTTTCTATCTAAATTTTTTATTTAATTTATTAGCCAACTCTTCTGCTTTTTTAGCATTCTTTTCTAGAGTATCCATAATAGATTTATTATCTTTTACTTTACTCATGAATAATTCTCTAATATCACCTTTAGGTTGAATTTTTGTAATCAATTCATTAAAAGATAGGATATAATATTTGTATTGAGAAGATTTGAAGTTAATATCTTTCTTCATCAATTTATCTAAAGCATTAGTTTTTTCTCTAATATCTTTGATATCTTTTTTAATCAATTCTCTAGTTCTATTGGAAATTCCAGGACGTTTTAATTCCTCTTCTAGAATATCGATTTGTGTATTAAGTCTAGAAGCTAATGCTGGATGAGGTTCACCAGTCATAATGGTATTAAATGTAGCATTCATGATATATTCTAAAGCAAATATTTGTCCAACTACCGGAATTTTATCAACTGTTCCACGAATACCAAAAGAATGAGCTTCTGCTTCAAATACTTTCATACCAGTAGCAAATTCAACACCATACCCATTCATAGCAACAAATTTATCAGCAAAAGATTCGTCCATAAATGCTGGATAGTTTGCGATTTGAGCTGCTATAGCATTTTTATAATTACCTTTTAACTGTATCATTTGAGTTGATGCTTTTTCTTTAAAATGGGATATAATTTGATTTCTAAATACTCCAATTAAAGTACCTTTTATTCTTAATAGATCATTAAGAAACATCGATATATCTCCATTAAAGCTTATTAGAGAACCACCAATATCCAATGCTTGATTTAAACCACTATTAGATCTTCTGGCATCATTAAATTTATTTTTTACAGAATCATTAGCAAATAATCCTGCAATCATTCCTAATTTTTGAGCTAAGCTTAGGTTAGTACCTAAAACACCATCTAATTTTAAGAATAAAGACAAAATCCCAATAGCACCGCCAAGAAGAACTTTACCGGCATTAACTTTAGCAATAAACTCAATTGCCATCTGCGTGAAATTGTGTCCTATCTCATGTAATATTACAGCCAAAATCTGACCGGAAGATAGTTTACCGTTAAATAACAAACCATCTGATATGAATGATATACCATTAATATTTGCAGACTCTCTATATTTTAAACCATTAGTATCTAATACATCACTAAAATCTGCAAGATGAGTAATATCTATAGATACTGGAAGGGTAAACGCGTTCGGAATACTGCTTCTAATAATATTGACAGTAAATGTTTGGAAGCCAAATTGCTTTTCTAAGCATTTTTCAAATTCAACCCAATCTTTATTTCCTTGAATGTCGTTTACTGCGGAACTAAATCTAGATGCATTTATTTTTGCCAATCCAGTAAGACCGCTTGCATCTTTGATAAGATAAGGCTGTCTGAGCTTATCTAGAAGCTCTTCTGCTTTTTTGAGATATTTAGATTTTGGAACATAAGCTTCGCTTAATATTCTTCCTTCTTGAAAATCTCGAATCGTATATAATCCCATATTTTTTATCCTTTGCAAAGTTAAAAATATTAAATAAAAATATGACTTATATAAGTGTCATTCCTTATCATTTTATCTTTAGGCGGTATCCCTAGACATTGTGATAATATCAGGAGGTGATATACTAAAATGCGAGGTTATAATGAGCTCGAATTACCTAATGCTAAGAAGACGATAGTCTTAGACCATCTTCCTTCTTTTGATATAGCAGATTATGATTTTACTAATGAAAAAGATCTAATGAAGTATTTCAAGAATATTGAACGCATTTGCAGATCTTCTAGATCTTATAAAAAATATATAGAATACTTAAGAAACTGTGTTGATATGACTAGCTGTTCTTTCTATAAGAACGTAAATAATATCGATACTTATTCTATTAAGATTCATATACATCATTCTCCTCTAACTCTATTTGATTTGGTAACAACAATCTATGCTAAGAGAGTTGCTTGCCAAGAAAATATTTCTGAGAATGCTGTAGCTAAAGAAGTTATGTTTAATCATTATAGATTAAACGTTGGATTAATACCATTATCAGAAACTGTTCATGAGTTAGTTCATAATGGATATCTATTCATTCCAACGAATTATGTATATGGTGACTATAAAACCTTTGTACAAATTTATGGAAAATATATGGATCCACAACTGAAAGCTACTTTAGAATATTCTGAAGCTATATCTAGAACCTATGATTATAATAAAGAAACTCAAGTTCTTGATATGCATATGGTTCATATAGATCCATCTGGATCTTATGATTTCCCTAGTACAGAAGAAGTTATTAATAAACTTCAATCTAGAATAGATGATATAGATAATTCTGCTACTGAAAATCAATATATGATTGCTACTAAAAAAGAAGATTAGGAGGATACTAATGGGATTATTATTTACAGAAGAAAACAATGCTAAAAATGTTTTCAATCAGTTTAATGAAGAACTACAATATATGATTGAGAATGATATGTTGGAGCAAGGACTTGCAAGACTAGTTCTTTTAGGAGAGGATTATACTCTTGAAGAAGAATTTGAAGTTGCTAAAGAATTAAGATCTATTGATGAAGATAAAGCTAACAGAATTTCTGAACAAGCTATAGCTGAGGCAGTCAATGTTCCAATGCCAGAATTAAATAGTGTTGCAAGCTTAGAACAAGCTACTGCTAAGATCAAAGCTCTTACTAATCAATTGAATCAAAAGATCAAAGAACAACAAGATGCAGTAGCTTCTAAAAAAGGTTGGTTTGCTACTGTTATCTTAAATTTAAAACGTGCCATTACTTGGTTAAAAGATAAAATCTCTAGTGGTTATTTTAAAGCCAAACAAGCCGCTACTGGTGTATTTTCTAAAAATAAAGAATTAGATAAAGCTACAAATGAATGGAAGCATGCTAATAATCAATATAATAATGCCATTCAAAGAACTACTTTTAAATAAAGATAGAAAAGCCTTTTAATGACTATTTATTAATGATTATTCTAATATATTATAGTGGTCATTAAAGGAGAATTATTATATGCTTCTAAAAGAATCTGACCTTTATGGGTCTAATGATTTCGACTTTATTGAATCTCTTGATTCTTTAAGCGAATCTGAAATGATCTATACTGCAAACATGGTTCCTATTAGGCATATCGACCGTTTAAATCGTAATCTTATTCAATTAGAGGAGTTCGTGAAATACGGCACTTCTAATGGTATTACAAATGGTCATAAAGCTATTGGAGCTGTATGTGAAGCTAGTATGATTAACAACGATTCCACTATTGGTTTTGTTGTAAATGAAGCTTCTCTTTATGAAGATGATGAATTAGTAGAGATTACTCAATCTATTAAAGAAGCTGGATATAAGGTATACATTACTCCAGTTTCTGAAAACTCTATTTATTATCAACAATTAATGGAAGCTTTTAACAAAGACTTTGAAGCAGAAAGCTTCAAAGATTCTTACCATCTCCAAGCATATTGTGAAGGCACTATCAAAGATAACCTTAACAAAATAAAATATGCTGTCGGTGGAGTTGGTAATAGAGCCGGACAAAATATGATTAGAATCAAAAATCATATTCAAAACGGCAGTGATGTAGTTAAATCTGCCGCTACTACTGCAGGAGATAGCGTAAAGACTTTAGCTAATAAATACTCTGCTGCTAAACAAGCTGTAAGAAACTTTACAGATAAAGCTTCCAAAGCTCCAGAGTCTTTAAAACAAACTGCAAACAATACTTTGCAAAAAGCTAAAGACACTGCTACTACTATTAAAAATAAATTAGTAGCAGCCAAACAAGGATCCTAATTTTTAAATATGGAAGGAGAACATGGCCATGTTTAACTCTGCTATTCAGACTCTTTCTGAAATGGCTATTGCTGATAATGGTACCAAAATTCCTCAAACTACAAAAGTATCTGTAGTTGAAGAAGTTAAATCTTTATTAGATGGCTTAGCTACCATTCCAGTTAGTGAATGTAAATTTACTGCTGAAATGGTTCCAGTTCGCGAATCTAAAAGATTTGGTAAATACTTAATTGAAATGGAAGACCTTTCTCGTTATATGATTACAAATGGTCTTTCCTCTGTAACTGAAGCTATTGGTTCCATCTTGGAATGCAATGGTCTTAAAGGTCAATATCATAACACTGCTTTAATCATTGACGAAGCTTCTATTCTTGATGAAATGAGCACTCTTGGTATTGGTACTGATGATAACTTGAATAAATGGCATGATGCTGGTTTAGGTAAAGGCTTATGGGGCGATCAAGCTAATGTAATGACTTATCGCAAATTTGCTAATACTAAACAAATGATGGATACATTCACTGGTAAATATGGTATTCAACTTATTAAGAAGAACTACAACGTTGGTTTAGCAGAAGCTGCTGAACAAGAAGACGTTCAACTTAAAGTAGAACCTACAGATCAAGTTATTCATGAAAAACCAGTTGAAGCTAAAAAGCTCTCCAAAGCTGATAAAAAATTCATTGCTGATGATATCGAATCTGAAGAACTTGGTGACGAATTAGACGATATGATGGGCTTTGGCGATGTTGAAAATGATGATTCTGATAGTGATCTAGAAGAATTCCAAGAATCTGTAGATCCTCATCAAAAACATCTTCAATATTTAAGAGACATTGCGTCTGGTAAATATGATAAAGATTTAATGTAATTCAATTACTGATTTTACTTGGAGGTAAAATACTATGGCATTGTTCCGTATTAATGAAGAAGCATCTGAAGATCAAGCAAAAGGTAATATTGGTTTAGATAATGATGCTAAAAAAGGTTTATATTTAGCTGACGAATATGATGAAGAAGAAGAAAAAGAATTCGTTGGTGCTGGTGATGAAAAAGAAACTAGCAAAGTAAATATTCCTGCAGCATTGGCAGCAAAAACTGCTGGTGGTGTAGCTCATGATGATACTGAAGATAATGGTGTTAACGGTGTTAGCGAAGGCTATACAGCTAAAGAAACTGTTCAAGCTACCAAATCTTTACTTCGCAATCGATTAAAAAAATTCGGTAAAATTCCTACTGATACAAAACATCAAATTCACAAAGCAGTTTCTGATAAAGTAAATTCTGCTGATTTTGCTAAAAAAATTGATCGTGCTAATGCTGTAGCTGATAATAAAGCTGCTCGTAACCGCGCTAAATTCTTCTCTAAAAACTAATATAATATTTAATAAGAAAATCTGCCTAGAGAATAGCTCTCTAGGCAGCTGTTTTCTAATTGGAGGATATAAATATGATTTTTTCTAACCATGATAATGGCATTTTAGATGAAGCAACTTCTATTGTTGGTAGCTCTAAAATGCTAGTTCATGAAAACACAGAGTATTTTCCAGAATTAGTTATTATTAGAGAAAGTAAAGAAAAGAATTGTAATATCATCAGAATTGAAGACTTGGTAGAATATGCAACTTCTAATGGTATTACAAATGGTACACAAGCAATTATTAATGTTTGTGAAGCTAGCGATGTTAATCCATCTACTATTTCTTTATCTTTAGATGAAGTTAATGCATATGCTGATCAAGAAATGCTCGATACAGCAAAACATTTTGCAGAAGCAGGATTCCAAATTTTCTTAAATCCTATCTCTAAAAACGATCCAGTATATGAATTAACAGAAACTACTTTTGATAAGATTCATGATCTTATGCAACGTGGTGATGATATTGGTTCTGATGAGTTATTAGATGCTTATCTTAATGATGACTTCGAAACATTGAAAGAACAAACTGATATCAATCCACAAAACAAGATTCTCCAAAAACTCAAAAGAGTTCCACAAGAAGTATCTTCTAATATCAATGATAAAGAATATCTTGGTAAGAAAATGGCTTCTATGAGAAATCTTTATTATTCTTTAAGAAATAAAGCAAATGGAGATTCTCCTACAAACATGGATACTTCTACTGTAAAGGCATTAATGAATAAAACTCAACAAGCTATTGGGTTTGTAAGAGCTAAATTGAAATAATAATAACTAATTTTGAAAGTTATAATAATTACATTATAATAAATCTTTGGAGATATAGATTTTTCATCGGATTTTATATCTCTAAGCAATGAAAATAATTTATAAATTATTCTAAAACTTTATCATTATGATCATAATGGAGGTATTTACCTATGTTAATTACAGAATCTCAGTTGAATCGTTCTGTAGAAACTACTGGCTTCCAAGGTATCCTTGACGAAGCAGTATACTTGAGCGAAGCTGAATCCGCTCTTAACCCTATTGCGGTTCCAGTAGTAGAAAATACTCGTATCGGCGCTGCAGTTGTTAACTTCTCTGACGTTGAACGTTTGGCAGAAGAAAATGGCTTGGATTACTTCGAAGCTGTAGAAGCTATTGCAGAAGCTAATGAAATCGATATGGATTCCGTAGCTGTAGCTGTTGATGAAGCTCGTATTATTATGGATCCAGCTATCATTGATGAATGCCATAACGTAGTTGTTCGTCCTATTAGCGAACAATCCGATGCTTATGTATTCGTTGACTTGATGCTTGAAGCATTCGAAAACACTGGCGATGTTGATTACTTGAACATGATTGTTGAAGACGGCGAACAACCAAAAACTGTAGAAGACATTAAAAACGATGCTCCATCTGCAGAAGGTGCTGAAGAAAGCAAATTGAGCAAATGGTTAGAAGAAATTAAGAAAAATTGCATCAACAAACCTAAAGAATGGATTGCTGATAAAATTGCAGCTCTTAATGTAAAATCCAACCAACTTAAACAAAAAATGGAACAAGATGGCGAAAAAGCTCCTTGGTACAAAAAATTAGTAGCTATGGTTGCTAAAGCTATTGCTTACTTGACAGAAAAAATGACTAGCGTTGAACGTCGTGAACGCGTTGGTCAAGAAATGGCTGATGCTAAAGCTAAAAAAGACGCTGAAGCTGCAGCTGCTAAAAAATAAGAATCGAAGATAAATATAGAGATATAATTATTTAGATAATTTAAATTGACCTAGGGGCTTAAGGCTCCTAGGTCTTTTTTGTGTTTCAAATACCTATGACACTTTAGTAATCTAATCATTAAATGTAATGAGGTATTTATAAATGGGATACTTTAAATCTTATTCTCTAATATTAGAAGAAGCACAACCTCCTTCTAAATTAGATATTTATATTAAAATAATCACAGACATTGCTTTGTCTACTATTATAGGACAAGCTGTTAAAATCTTCGTAGAAGATAGAGTGAATAATGACTTTGATATTAAATTAGAATCTTATAAATCTAATAGAAAATTCTACGAATACTTATCAAAAGAAATCACAAATATTTATAAGAGAAATCCGGATTATAAAAGAATGAGTTATGATGATTATATAAAAACTCCATTATCTAAAAAGATGAAAGCATTCTATAATAAAAAGGATTTAAAAACTATTGCTAAACAAGTTAAAGATGCATTAGCTGCTGGTGTAATCAATACCTTTGTCTCAACTATGTTCAAATTTCCTGGTGGTAAAGCTATGATAATCCCAATATTCTATGTATTGAATACTAATCATATTGGACTTGGTAGAAGCTTTATGTATGTACCAGTAGAAATAGAAGGAGCTCTTATTTTATTAGGATTGAATTTCGGTAAGAATGGTAATTTATTCATCAATGAAGTCGAATTATTTAGCTTCGATGAAAAAGATGATGTTGTTCGAATTCCTATAAAACGTCCTCCAACAAAACTTTATCAACTCACAAAAGAAGAGATGAAAAAAGTAGTTGCTAAAATAGAAAAATATAAGAACAAGAAAACTGATAATCCAGAGCAATTACTGATTGATTATATTAAAGAATTGAGAGATGACTTATGTTAAAAGATGAATTTTTTAATGCCATCTCAGAATCATATGAATTTGATGCTATATTAGAGATGGCACAAGATAATAGAAATATGCTTCTCTGGATGTATGAGAATGGGTACATCTCTCAAGAGTATTTTGAAGAAGCAGAAAATTCTGGAAATGATCAATGGCGAATAGATAATATTACTGCTATTAAAACTAATCTTAAGAAGTTTAAAGATTATGCTAATGATCAAGGTAAAAAGAATAATGAATGGTTAATCCAAAACAGAGATTATCTTGTAGATTTCCAAAAATATCCAGTAAAGAGTGGTGCGAATATTCAAAATGCTCCATCATATACTACCGCCTTTGCTAGAATAAAGAAACCATTAAGTTCTAATATTAGCGGAGTAGATCTTAAAAGAGTTACTATTTTAGATACAAAGAATAATACTTTACAAGGCGATGCTAAGAAAGCTGCAGATTATAAAAATAATCTATGGTTTAAGAAAATGCTAGTAAATGAATATGATGGACAAAGTGACTTTGCTAAATTTGCTAGAGACTTTTATTATGGTATAGATAAAAAAGTTAATATGCAATCTCAAGACATTCAACAATTGATTCCTAAAGCATATAACTTCTGTACCACTTATAATACTTTAATAAAATCTTTTGAAACAGATGTAAATGGTATTATAAATTATATCAATAGAAACCCTATCACAGGTAATCAAGAACCTAACTTATCTCCATCTCAATTAGCAGCTAATAAAAATGCTGATGCTGTAAAACAGTCTAATACACAAGGCATGGCTTCTACAGCACCATTAAATGCAGATACAGATTATTCATTATTCTATACAAAATATTTTAAAGATCTATTAAATGAAGATGATGCTAATAAGACATCCACAGCAACTCCTAAGATGACCTTTGATAATAGATCTTCTAATAATAATCAAAATAATCCTAACCAACAAAATACTTCTCAGGATAACCAACAAGCTAAACAGGATCCTGAGGATAGTGAGACAGTTATTTATAATAAGAAGAAACTTATTTGTGATATCTTAAAGCAAGCATTAAATGCCAAAATGACAGCAGCTGGAATGTTATATAGAGATTTGTTTTCTTATATGCAAGCTCATGTAAATAGCTATAATAAGAATAAACAAGCTCCTTCTCAAAATCAAAATAATAATCAGGAAAAGACTAATACAAATCCTAATAAACAGCCAGCTCCTAATACTGATGAAAAGGCTGGTGAATAATATGGCTTTATTTATATTAGATGAAGCTAGGGTTATTAAGAATATTGAAGGTATTGTTCGTAAAGTAAAAAGAGTAACATCTGGAGATGCACACCACCCTCCAAATATGAAAAAATACGAAAAGACTTTTCTTGGAGATAGATTTACAGCACAGCCTAAAAAAGCTGGTGACTGGAAGAATAAACAAGATACTGATGGAAATCCTAATAGTTATAAATAGAATATTACCCATACTCGTAATGAGTATGGGTATAATTTTTGGTTCAATTATATACTATAATAGTGATATAGTGTTTATATAGTTTTAGGAGGATCTTAGTATGAATATTATTTTTATGCCAGTAGAGTGTATTTTATGGATGGTACCAGCCATAGTAATAGGAACGGTTGGATGGGTTAATGATAATAAGGGTATATTAAAAAATGAGCCAGAAAATTTTATAGATTATTCTGACAATATTCCTGATAGAGAAGAAGTCTATTATGATATCTCTTATTTTAAAAACAAATTAAAAGAGCAATTAAAAGCTAAAGAAAATAAAGGGGAGTAATCCTCCCTTTTATTTTTTTTTTCTAAACTCTCCATAAATCTCACTTGACCTTACTATAATAGAAAATAAGTAAAAAGAGAGATGGTGATACATAATGATTATAGATATGCTATTTCTATTTGCAATACATTGTCTAGCCGACTTCCCACTTCAAGGAGAATATTTAGAAAAGAATAAAAGAAAATCTTTATATCTATTAACCTGTCATTGTATTTTGTATGCGTTTATTGTTTGGGTCGGTTTTTGTATTATAACTGGAGCAAGATTTGCTGATTATTTTAGTAGGGTTATTTTCTTAATAATTCTTATATCTCATATATTAATAGATTTTGGAAAATGCTATGCTATGAACTCTTTGATTATAGAGAGACTAAATGGGATGATTAGTAATGAAAAGTATAGAAGATTAGAAGCTACGCTAAATAGATTCGATCAATTATTTCATATTCTCATTCTTTTCCTCATTTACTTTTGCAAGTAATGACCACTTAGTAATTGAATTATGAATATAGGAGGAAAAGATGAAAAGATATCCTTGTCCCTATTGTAGTGAAACTTATCATAGAGATAATTTAGTAAAGCATATAGAACGAAAACATGATGATGAAATTCCAGAAGGATATACTGCATATAGATTGGTATATGATATTGTGAATAATAAACATGGTCATGGTAATTGTACCGTATGCGGAAATCCTACTAAATGGAATGAAAAGCGTCAAAAGTATGAACGTCTATGCGGTAATCCAAAATGCTATGAGACTGTTAAAAAGACTTATCAAAAACGTATGATGAAAGTCTATAATAAGACCCATTTATTAGACGATCCTAAACAACAAGAAAAGATGCTTGCTAATAGACGAATCAGTGGCAAATATAAATGGTCAGATGGCAAAGAGTTTACTTATACAGGCAAGTATGAGCTAAATCTTATGAAGTTCTTAGATGAGGTACTGGAGTTTGATTCTTCTGAAGTAATCGCACCAGGCCCTGTATTAGAATATACCTATGGCGGTAAAACCAGACATTGGATCACAGACTTTTTACTACTTCCTTACAATCTAATCATAGAGGTTAAGGATGGCGGTAAAAATCCTAATACAAGAACTATGACTGAATATAGAGCTAAACAAATAGCCAAAGAAAAAATGATTACTAATATGGGTGAATACAATTATCTTCGTTTGACAGATAATGACTTCTCTCAATTATTTACAATGCTTGCAGAATTAAAAATGCAAGTTGTTGAAGATAAAGTTACTCCAATTTCTAGAATAAACAAATAGGAGTTTATAATGGATATATTTAATCAATCTTTGTCTGAATCAAAAGATAAAGTTTATAACGATTATACTATAGAGGATTTTGAAACTGAATTCAAAGATCAATTTTATGATGCTGCTATTTCTTCTAGAAAAGAGAAAATTGAGTGGCAAAAAGATCTTATTACAAAATTTAATAACAAAGCTTCTGATCTTACTTCTGCTATGATGCAAGAATTAAGTGTAAAAGAAGCCATTAGTAAGATCTTTAATTCTTCTAAAGTACTTAGAGATTTTAGGGTATATGCTGCTAGTAAAACCACTAGTAAGAAAACTCAAATATATTATATCGAAAAGAAAATCAGAAAATATCCAGAATTGGATATGGAGAGATATAATATCGGAGAGCTTAAATACAATATACCAATGCTTGAAGAAGGCTTCAAATCTATCTTAGATATTTATCTAGATGAAAAGCATTGGCTAAAGAATGGTCCTATTGAAGCTATTACTTTTAATAAATACAAAGATTATGATAATAAAGAAAAACTCATAAAATTATTTGAAAAAAATTCTAAGTATTTTCATAAAACAGATAATCTAAAACCTTCTGAAATTATAAAACTTTCTAATTTATATGATAAAGAAATCTCTAAAGATTTGAAACAGGTTAAAGATTATCACGATGAATGTATTGATCATGTAGGTGAGGTTAGGAATAAAGTAAATAGTTTATTTATTAAACTTCTTAAGGAGAATCTTGATGATAAAAAACTATCTAAAAGATTAAGACAAACACACCAAAGATTCATAAACGATAGCTTGCATTATACTAGTATAATCAATACTAATATTTTTGCTGCTATGACCTTTTATATAAAATATTATAAAGAGACTTCTAGAGTAATCCATAAGATCTTTATGGAAATAGAAGCTTTTAATAAATAGAGGAATAATATGGGATTATATGTACTTGAATCAGCAATTACTGAAAAAGATTTATTAGAATCTATTTCTTTAAATGCTGAAGAAAAAGAAGCCCTTCAAGAAGTTTTTCTAATGGAAGAAGATATTACAGCATCTGATAGAGAAGGATTAGAAAAGGCTGCTAGTAGAGCTTTTTATAAAAGACTCAGTGCCGATAAAGATAGTCTAAAGGCTTTTGATCAAATAATAAAGGATAGAGATGATTTTACTAGAAGCAAATTAAGAAAAGAAATAGAGCATGCCCCTAAAACTTGGGTAGCCTCAAAAATTGCTGCTTTTAGAAGTCTGTATACGAAATTAGAAGCTGAACTAGATCAAGAAAAAAATATGGGAAGGATTAATCTTTTAAGAAAGATTATGAGAATTTGTATTAAGATTATCGACTGGTTAGCTTTTAGAATGCAAAAACTTGGAAATAAAATCTCTATAGGCCCTAAGGATAATTATGGCGGTAAACATATAAACAAATATCGCAATAGAGAATATAACGGTAGAGTTAGAGCTATTCAGAAGAAAATCGGAATCTCTATGAATGACGAACTTACTTATCATGGAGATAATGACGCATAGCCCTTTTATACTCTGCACATTATAATAATCTTTAAGATTACTTGTTTTATAATATATTATGAAAAGGAATGGTGACCTTAATGCGCGAAGGCAAATTTGTCAAAATCATCGCTCCAGGCGGTGCAACCTTAAATTTTGTTGGTGTCACTGGCACTACAGAAAAAGTATTAATGGAAGTTTCTGCGGTAGCTAAATTATGCGACCGTGGTTGTCAAGTATTTGAAATCAAAGAAGAAGCTGCTGCTGAAGAAGGCAAAGAACCAAAAGTTACTTATACTCCTCTTTACAACAACTTCGAAGAAGTTTCTGGCGTTGAAATCTTCACAGAAAAACAAAAAGCTGATTTCGAAAAACGCGGTTTCAAAGAATGTCATGAAGATAATGGTGGTAATCGCCAAGTTGATTCTAAAGAATTAGAAGATATCTTTGTTAGTGATATTGAATCCATTATTGAAACACTCAAAAATAATGAAGAAACAGAACGTATCGAAATTATTTCTGAAAAGCTTAAAAAGCATATTGCTGAATTAAATGCTCAAGAAGAAGTTGAAACAGAACCTAAAACTGAAGAAAAAATTGTTGAAGAAAAAGCATCTGCTCGCTTCAAAAAACACTTCAAAGATTTAGAAGAAGAAGAAAAAGCTAAAGAAGCTGAAGCTGCTAAATCTGAAGAAGAAAAGGCAAAAGAATCTGCTTTAGATAAAGGTATTGTATACCGTCAACTTCCTCGCTTTGGTAATAAACCTTCTTCCTCTTCCTTCCGTTATAATGAAGAAGGCGGAATCGAAGAAGACACTTCTGATAAATCTGGTGCAAATCCTAAATCCAATAGTGATACAGGCGTAACTCCAGCTGGTTCTGATGGACATACTACTTCTCCAAGTACTACAGAACGTACAGAAACTGGTGAAGCTACTCATGAAGCTACTCCTGGTAACCCAGAAACTACTGGTTCTACAACTTCTGGTAAACCTGGTAAAAAGAAAAATGGTAGCCAAGCTCCAGACGAAGCTACTTCTCCAGGTAGAAGAACAGAAGAAAATCCTACTCCAGTTGTTCCAGGTCCAATACAACCACCTCCTCAACCAGAAGATCATTTATAATATTTAAATTATTAAAATAGAAAGGTGTTATTAACAAATGGCATTATTTATTCTTACAGAAAATAAAGAAATTTTAAACTTAATTGCAGAAGATTTTGCATTGGAGTTTGTTGATATTGAAGCTTTAGATGAAGGTGGTAATGATGAAGCTGTTGGTCGTCAAGTACTCCTTCAAAATATTGATGCTGGTATCAAAGCCGATGGCGACTCCAGCAAATTGGTTCAAATCAACAAAGTTCTCCAACATATTGATGATTTAAACTGGTTAGAAAAACTTCAATTAAAAATGGAGAAAAAAATCAGAGAATATAATCAAAAATTGAAAGATGATAGCCAAGGCAAACTTGCAAAAGTTTGGACTAAGATTAAACAATTCTTAGCTAAAGTAGTAGCATCTATTACTAAAGCTATCAATAAATTAGCATACTCTGTAAAAATGGGTTATAGAGCTGGTAAAGATAATGCTACTGGTGGCCTTAATAGTGGTTTAGATTTGATGACCAAACCTGGTCAAATGAAAGGTAGTGCTGGTAAA